CTGGGCACAGCAGATCCGTGACCTGCTGGACCCGCCCAAGCAGGTGCCCATCCGGGGCGGGCAGTGCCCCCGCTGCCAAGACCACCAGGTGCTGGGCACCAACCCCGACGGCGAGCGCGTGTACGTGCCCTGCCTGCTGGCCCACCTGAGCGAGGAACCCGTGCGGGTGGAGTGCCTTGGCTGCGGTGGCCAGTGGTACGACGGCAACCTGCTGGCGCTGGCACTGCAGAACACCTAGCTGCACCAGGTGCCCCGCTTGCCACTCGGCCGGCGGGGCACTTGCGCGTTGTGGAAAAGTAGTGTTATGCTCTTTCCACAAGCAACGCACACAACGACACAACGACACAACGGAGCACACCATGGACATCCTGGACATCATCGCCGCAGCCCGCACCACCTCTAACAACTGGGTGGGGCAGCTGACCAGCGGCAAGACGCAGGCCATCCTCACTTTCGCCACCTTTAGCGCTGCCCACGAGGTGGCCTACCTGCTGGAGAAGGCCGGTGCGTGGGTGACCATGGAGGAAAGCGCTTATGGTGAAACCATCCTCACCGCCACTTGGGTCAACTAACCCACCACAGCACCGCCAGCAGGGCCCCCGCTACCACCAGCAGGGGCCCTGCCTGCGTTACTAGCCAGCTGTGTAGTAGTTTCCTTGGTGCAGCCAAGTTTTCCATGCCATAGTGGACAACATGCGGGTGTAGTGTCGGTAAAACCACCCAGGAGGGACGCAGCCCAGTGGCTTTCCCCTCAAAGTGGAGTCTAGTAGCGGACCAGTTTGACCCGTCCAGCGCCCGGGGCAGCCGTTGGGCCACCCCGGGCGCTATGGCCCGCGCCACCAACCCCAAGACCGTGCAGACCCCCGCACTGGACATCATCGACGCTGCCCTGGTGCGGGCGTTCAACACCCCGGACAGCCGCCTTATCATCAGCATGGCTCCGCAGGAGGGCAAGTCGGTGCGGGTAGCCAACGACTTCCCCGTGTGGGCGCTCACCCAGAACCCGGACCTGCGTATTGTTACGGCGTCCTATGGCCAAAGCCTGGCCAACCGCAACGGGCGGGCAGTGCGTAACCGCATACTTACCCACCCCGAGCTGGGCCTGCAGATAGCGGGCGACAACGGCAGCGTGTCCGAGTGGACCGTTGCCGGCCACGACGGCGGCATGTTCAGCGTTGGTGTGGGTGCCGGTGTCACAGGCCGCCCGGCCGACATGCTCATCATTGACGACCCCATCAAGGACCGCAAGGAGGCAGACAGTGAGCTGCAGCGGGACACGGTATGGGATTGGTGGACTGACGCGGCATCTGCCCGTCTGGCTCCCGGTGCGCCAGTGGTTATCATACTTACGCGCTGGCACCAGGATGACCTTGCAGGCCGCCTTGTCGAGCGTGACCCGGAGTCGGGCTGGCAGGTAATCAACATCCCCGCCCAGGCGGACCACCGCCCCGAGAAGGGCGAAGTGGACCTGCTTGGCAGGGAGCCCGGCGAGTACATGATCAGCGCGCGTGGCCGCAGCTGGCAGCAGTGGGAGCAGCGGCGCAAGCAGGCCGGCAGCCGCACCTGGGCCAGCCTGTACCAGGGGCGCCCGTCACCGGATAGCGGTGGGGTGTTCCCGCCCGAGGAGCAGTGGGCGCGGTACAGCACCCCGATCTGGATCACCGAGCACGACGCCGACGGCAAGCTGGTGTGCAGGGTGCCCGGTTACGGCCGAGACGACCACGAGCTGGTGCAGTCGTGGGACCTCACGTTCAAGGACACCAAGGGCAGCGACTACGTGGTGGGCCAGGTGTGGCTGCGGGTGGGCAATACCGCCTACCTGCTGGACCAGGTGCGTGAGCGCCTGAACTTCAGTGCCACGTGCACCGCCATGAAGGAAATGTCCCGCAAGTGGCCGCAGGCCGTGGCCAAGTTCGTGGAGGACAAGGCCAACGGGCCCGCGGTGATCAACGCGCTGGGCAAGCAGCTGGTGGGGCTTATCCCCATCGAGCCGGAAGGCAGCAAGTACGCACGCGCCAGCGCGGTCAGCCCCCTGACTGAAGCTGGCAACGTGGTGCTGCCCACCGCAGCACTGCTGCCCGGTGTGGACCAGTTGCTGGAGGAAGCCAAGAACTTCCCCAACTCCAGCCACGATGACACCATTGACGGCATGTCGCAGGCGCTGAACAGGCTGCTGCTGCTGCCCCTTGCCAACGAGGGCAACCAGTGGGAACCCGACATTTATGACGAGATCAATGAACAGGGCTGGTCCATCAGCCCTGTATAGGAGGCTGCTGTGGCTATCACAGTGAACGTGGGCTGCCCGGTATGCGGGCAGCAGCTGCAGTATGAACACAAGGAAGCTGAAGCGTGGGGCACTGTCGGCGTTAGGGACTTTGCCACCGTCGAGCTAACTGCCCACGATGGGGGTGCCGTGCGGGAGCACATGATGACGCACTACCACGATGGAACCTGGGCTGCCCGGGTGCGCAAGCAGCATGAGTACGACGCCGCTTTCCTCGCCCGCATGGACGAGAACGGCCAGTAACTACAACTAGAAGGAGGCCGCCGTGGGCAAGCTCAGGCAGTTGCTAGGGCTACAGGAAGCGGCCACCACCAGCGAGGTAGCCATCCTGGAAAGCACCGTGGACCAGTTGCAGTACCGCCTGCAGGAGTCGTTCGCCCAGCTGGAGCTGGCACGCGAGAACCAGGGCTACCTGGCCTTGAGTGCGCAGTACTCCCAGGAGTTCAGCCGGGACGGCCTGCAGCGGGCAGCGGAAATGGGGCGCATCTTTGGCGTGGCCAACCCGCTGATCAAGCGTGGCCGGGAAGTACGCCATGCCTACGTGCACGGCCAGGGCTGCACCGTTGACGCCAAGAACGCCAAGGTGAACGACGTTGTGCAGGCGTTCCTGGACGACGAGGGCAACCAGAACAGCGCCTTCGGGGCGCAGGCCAGGCAGGTGCTGGAAGGCGCCCTGTACGACGAGGGCAACTACGCTTTTGTGTGCTTCACCAACCCGCTGGACGGGCGGGTGCAGGTGCGCACCATCCCCTTTGACGAGCTCACCGACAAGGTGTGCGCCCCCGGCGACAAGGCCACCACCTGGTTCTATCTGCGCAGGTGGGTGGAGCAGACACAGCAGGCCGACGGCAGCTGGGCCGCCGACACCCGGGAAGCCTACTACCCCGACCTGAAGTACCAGCCCGCCACCAAGTACCGTGCCATCAACGGCATCCCCGTTATGTGGGACGCCCCCATCCGGCACGTTATGGTCAACGCCGGCCAGGGCTGGAAGTGGGGCATCGGCGACAGTTACGCTGCCATCCCGTGGGCACTGAGCCACAAGGGGTTCCTGGAGGACTGGGCCCTGCTGATGAAGGCGCTGGCCAAGATCGCCTACGTCACCACCAGCAAGACCGCCGGCCACGCACAGGCCAAGCGCTCGCACCTGAAGGGCCTGGAGAACGCCCCCGCGGGCAGCACGGTCAACATGACAGAAGACCAGAAGCTGGAGCCCATCAGCAAGTCGGGCGCCACGCTGGACAGCGAAAGCAGCAGGCCGCTGGCCACCATGGCAGCCAGTGCCTTGGGGTTGCCGGTCACCATCCTGCTGGCTGACCCCGGCCAGACGGGTGCACGGGCCACGGCCGAAACGCTTGACCTGCCCACCCGGCTGATCATGCAGGCCAGGCAGGAGCTGCACCGCCAGCTGCTCAAGGACCTGACAGGCTACGCGGTGGAGCAGGCTGTGCTTGCACCCCGCGGCGCACTGCGGGGCCTGGGCCGGCCACTGCGGGACGGCGACCGGCTGACCGTGCTGTTCAACGACCCGGAAGACCGCACCGTAGACGTTAGCTTCCCGTCCCTGGACGAGGTTGACGTGAAGGTGCTGATGGACGCCATTGTGGCGGCCGACGGCATGCCAGACGTGCCCAAGCTGCCGTTGGTGCGCCTGGCCCTGCAGATACTGAAGGTGCCCGACGTGGACGAGCTGCTGGACAAGATCACGGACGAAAACGGCGACCTGCTGGACCCGCAGGTTACTGCGGGCGACGTGGCTGCCAAGGCGTTCCGTGACGGCAAGGACCCCGCGGCGGCGCTCAAGTGACCCGGCTCTTGTGCCGTTGGTTCGGCATCCACTGGACCGCGGCACCGCGCTTCACCTGCCAGCATTGCGGCTGCACTTACGCAGCCTACTAGAAGTCCCCGCGTCCCCGATGGACAGACTTTGGAGGAGCGCCCGTGGCTATCACCACAGCAACCCTGCGAGAGGTGGAGCGGCTGCGCAGGCAGCTGCGCCAGCTTACCGACGCCCAGACCCTGGCACTTACCCGTGCCTGGGCCGAAGCGTGGGACGTGCTGCTGCCGGAGTTCGAAGCAGCCATTGGGGAGCTGGTGGCCGGCGCGGTTGACGGCAAGGTCAGCCGGGCGGCGGTGGCCCGCAGCGTGCGCCTGAAGGGCGCCCTGCAGTCAACCAGCACCCTGCTGGACGTGCTGTCCCCGGGCAGTGCGGACATCATCAGCAGCGGTATTAGCACAGCCGTGCTAGACGCTGTGGACGGCCACGAGGCCACCATCCGCACCCAGCTGCCCCCGGGCCAGACGGGTGCGGGTGTGGGCTTCCTGCGGGTGCCTGACGAGGCGCTGGTCGCCATCGTGGAGCGCACCACCCAGCAGATACACAGCAACTTCCTGCCGCTGAGCGCGGACATGGAACGCAAGATGAAGCGGGAACTGGTGCGGGGCATTGCCGTGGGGGCCAACCCGC